AAACGATCTGCAGGCCAGTTTATCAAAACTTGCTACAAAGATTGGCGTACAGCAGGAAAAGCTTAGTAACCTAGAGCAGGAAAGAAAGGAGTACAACCAAGTGCTCGTAGATTGGTCTGTTTATGAATTTCTTATGGCTGCAACAAGCTGGAAGGGAATTCCTGCTACAATCCTGCAGTCCATGGTACCCTCTATTAACGAAGAGCTTGGTTCAATTCTTCAGGATGCAGTTGGCTTTACAATCGAACTTGAGATTGATGAGTCGAAAACAGAAATGTACATAAACTATGGCGACAGCCGCCGTCCTATCGAATGTGGTTCAGGCATGGAAAAAATGGTTTCAAGCCTTGCTTTGAGGGTGGCACTAACCAACATCTCCTCTCTTTCTAAGTCAGACATGCTTATTATTGATGAAGGCTTTGGAAGTCTAGACTCTGCAAATGTAGAGGCAGTTACCGGTCTTTTACAAAAGCTAAGAAGTTGGTATCGTTTAATTGTTCTAATCAGCCATGTTGATCTAGTGAAAGATTGTGTGGATGATATTATTGAAATCACTAGTTTCGATAAAAATGCTAAGGTGGTCTATGGCTAACAAGATAATCCGCAAAGAAAGGTTTGACGTTGTCATAGAAAGCGGTTTTCAAAAACTTAAATTTGATTGCCCAGTGTGTAAACTAGTTCTTGGCGGACTTGAAGATGTCGAGTCCGTTCAGAACTATGGAGCATGTAAAGACTGTCAGGATCTTTTCTATTGGCCAAACATGGAAAAATGGAAAACTGGCTGGCGGCCAAAAAAAGAAGAGGTTTATGCAAAGCTGAATAATTATTATGTGGTCAAGGAGAAATGACATGGAAACACCTGCACAGATTTTAACATTTGAAGAAACTAATATTTTAGGCAACATTCTCAACTATAGTTTTGGCAAGGCCTCAACTAGAGATGCTGGATACGGTGTAACGACTAGTTTGGGCGGAAATACCCTTACAGTCAAGTACGCTACCGTTGTTCACTTTAATAGTTCTGATGGATTAGCTAGCCAAAAGAAAGAGCATGAAAGACAGTCTAATGAAATGCTTTCAAAAAAGATTCAGGAAATTAAGGCTGATTTTCGAGAGCAGGCTGGACGAGCGCTCTCCGTCAAGGAAGTTTCTAATAAGGATGATGTGGAACTTATCTCAGCCACTGCTAATAGCGAAAGAAAGATTGCTTACTATAGAAGAGCCATCGTATTTGAGATTGCCTAATGGCTCCAAAATCCAAGCAAAATCAGATTAGAGAGATTGTCAAGTGTGGTAAGGATCCCACTTATTTCTTTAACAAATATGTTAAGATTCAGCACCCTGTAAAGGGTGCAATTCCTTTTAAGACGTATGATTTTCAGGATAGATGTGTCAAAGACTTTCAAGAGCATCGATTCAATATCGTGCTTAAAAGTAGGCAGCTTGGGCTATCAACTATTTCGGCCGCCTACGCTGCTTGGCTAGCCATTTTTTACAAAGACAAGAACGTTCTTGTTATTGCTACAAAACTTAGCGTAGCTCAAAACTTTATTAGAAAAGTAAAGTTTGTTTTGCAGTCGATGCCAAAATGGCTCCTCCTTCCAGATATAATTAACAACAATAAACAGGCTTTAGAGTTTTCTAACGGGTCAACAATTAAAGCAATTCCTACTTCTGAAGATGCAGGTCGTTCCGAAGCTTTGACCCTACTAATTGTTGACGAGGCTGCATTCGTTAGAAACTTTGACACCATTTGGACCGGTCTGTATCCCACGCTATCAACTGGTGGTCAAGCTATTGTATTATCTACCCCTAACGGCGTGGGAGGCCAGTACTACGATATTTGGATGCAGGCCGAGTCGGGTGAAAATGTTTTTAATCCCATCAAACTTCCATGGGATGTACACCCTGATAGGGATGAGACTTGGTTCGCAGAAGAAACCAAGAACATGTCAACCAAACAGATAGCACAAGAGTTATTGTGCGACTTTCAAGCATCTGGCGAAACGTTCCTCCAGTCCGAAGACATTGAGTACTATAGGCAGATGATAAAGGACCCAATCGAAAGATGGGGGCCCGATATGAATGCATGGATATGGGACTATCCTCTGTCTTCAAAGAAGTATATTATTTCAGCGGACGTCTCTAGAGGTGATGCATCAGACTATTCAACGTTTCATGTGATCGATACAGAGATGTCTAATGTAGTGTGTGAATATAGGGGTAAACTACCCCCAGATAGATTCGCTCAGATCTTGGCGGAGGCAGGTAGAAGATACAATCAGGCAACGATATGCCCGGAAAGTAACTCATACGGTTATGCGGTTATTATGAAGCTTAGAGACCTAGGTTACAAGAACATTTATTTTGAAAACGAGAAAGACAAGTACTCTTTCTTATACGGTGGCGGAGACATATCAAAAGCTGGTTTCTCAACTCAGGCCAAGTCTAGAACAATGATTCTCACAAAGCTCGAGGAAACATTGAGAACCAAACAGATCATGATCAGATCTAGTAGGTTTTACGAAGAAATGAAGACCTTTGTTTGGGAAGGCAAAAAAGCCCAGGCCAGAAAAGGTGCTAACGACGACTTGGTCATGTGTCTAGCAATCGGCGTTTGGTTGTATGATACAAATCCGCAGTATGCTAAACAGACTGTCGATATCAATGCTGCAATGTTGGCTGGCTTTGGTGTTAACAGTACACAAATTAATGATACTATAATAAAAGAACCTGCAATAACTACCGACGGTAGTAATTATACGAAAGACGTTAGAAAAAGTTGGAGCTCTCATAATAGCCCCTTCAAAAACTTTGATTGGCTTTTAAAATAAAGTCAAGGGATACAAATGGCCGAACAAAATCTATTTCAGAGACTTACTAAGCTCTTTTCTTCTGGTCCTACGATCAAGAGAAGAGTAAGGAATTTTAGCAAGTCTGACAGCAACGCATCGTCAGCAGTAGACCTGTTTAAGAAAGCACACTCAGATGTCTACAACAGCACACTATCAGCCTATGGTTCCTTTGATAGGATGGCTAGATACTCTGACTTTGCAGAGATGGAAAGCACCCCGGAGATTGCTTCTGCTCTAGACATCTATGCTGAAGAAGCTTGCGCTCCGGACGCCTATGGTAGAAGCTTACACATCTACTCTGAAAACAGAAAAATCAAAGAATTATTAGAGACGCTTTTTTACGATACTCTAAATGTTGACTTTAACTTAGTTATGTGGGTAAGAAATCTCTGTAAATACGGAGACTTCTTTCTCTTTAATGATGTATCTCCGGAATTTGGAGTCATTAACGCTTACCCTATTTCGATTACGGAAATGGAAAGAGAGGAGGGCTTTGATGCAGAAGATCCCAGCGCAGTCAGATTCAGATGGATCACGCAGGGCAACCAAGTACTTGAAAATTGGCAAGTTTCTCACTTTCGTCTTCTTGGCAACGATGCTTTCTTACCTTATGGCTCTTCTGTGCTTGAATCTGCAAGACGCATTTGGCGGCAGCTTATTCTTATTGAAGATGCAATGCTTGTATATCGCGTCATTCGTGCTCCTGAGCGTAGGGTATTTTACATCGACGTAGGTAACGTTCCCCCTGAAGACGTACCAAACTACTTGGAACAGGCAAAGACAGCACTAAAAAGAAATCAGGTTGTACAAAAAGGCACAGGTAATGTAGACCTTAGGTATAACCCTATGGCCGTTGACGAAGATTATTACATCCCAGTCAGAGGCGGGGATTCTGGAACTAGGATTGATACTCTAGCCGGTGGCCAGAATACTAGTGCGATTGAAGATGTTGAATACATTCAGAAAAAACTTTTTGCTGCTTTGAAAATTCCAAAGGCTTATCTTGGTTATGATGAGGAGATTGGTTCAAAGGCTACCTTGGCCCAAGAAGATATTAGGTTCTCAAGAACGATTATTCGAATCCAAAAGACTATTCTGGCAGAGCTTAACAAACTTGCGATGGTACATCTCTATGCTCACGGCTTTGACGGAGAAGAGCTTTTAGAGTTTGATCTACAGCTTAGCAACCCATCTTCCATCGCCCAACAACAGAAATTAGAGTTGATTAACACAAAGTTCTCTATCGCTGGCTCAGCCCCAGAAGGCATGGTATCTAAAACATGGATCAGAAAGAATGTTATGGGTTTCTCTCGAGACGAGATTGAGCAGATTGATGCAGATATGAAGTCTGAGAAAATAATGGACGCTCAAATTGAAGCAGCCGAAGCACCCGGCGCCGGTGGCGGCGGTGGGGGAGACGAAGGTGGAGATGAGGGCGGAGACGAAGGCGGCGGCCTCTTCGCAGCTGACTTTACTTCCGGAGACCTATTGGATGGATCACCAGTTTCCAAGTCATCTAAAAATACTTTCAGAGAGGTTGACGAAGAAACCCTAGATGAA